AGATTTGTTGGCTCAATTAAAACTTATTTCAGCGAAACAGAAGGAAATGGAAAGTACAATTTCAGCATTAATTAAAGAACCTGAAGGAGATAATCCATTGGCTATTGTACAAACATCTGGAAAAGGACAAAAAGTCGTACATTCCGCTACGCATCTTTTTGCAAGCAACCAGGCTTATGATGCATTCGAAGGGCGTCCATGGAACAGACTAGCTTCCGGACAAACAAGCGCTGCTACAAATTTTGCAGATCAGCCAACAATTCAGAAGCTTAATGACGATCTAGGTTTGTATTTTAGGCAAAATCCTGAAGCAATTAAATCTTTGCACCGTGATACATTCGGTTTGCCAGAATTCTGGCCAAAGAAAACAAAGGTTGATCATAAAATTGCAGATGCTACTATTTCTACTGCAGAAATTACTCAAGCAAGAAAATTGCCATGGCTTCCAAAGAATAAGCAAAAAATTCAAGCTGAAGAAGGCCAGATTTTCCCTGTACAGATTGATATCGAATATGTAGGGTACTATCTCCAAAAAATTGAAGCTTCATGGTTAAACATGATGAATAAGGAAGGTTCGCAGCCTTATAAAGAAAGTTTCGTACGATTTTTAGTTTCTGAACTTGATAAACAAGCCCGAACTGAAGACAGGATTGCTTCAATAAAAGGGGTTTATGTTGAAACTCCTGAAGATGCTACTGTACCAGGCAGATTCATAAACCGTCAAAATGGATTGCTTTATTTGGCTCAACAGGCCAGAGATGTAACGAAAAAATATAGGCCGTTCGATTTAGGTTTGCCAACAGCTGTAAATATTGTCGATTACGTTGATAATTTTATAAAATCACTTCCTTATGACGTTAGAAATCAACTTGGACTTGTATTTTATCTTTCAGAAGAATGGCTCAAAACTTACAAGCGAAGATATGAGCAGCTTTATGGAACAAATACTGATTACCAAGGATATCCAAAAAATCCAAAAGATTACTCAAATATTTCGTTTTGTCCGCTTGTTGATATGGAAGGCAGCGATTTTATGTTTTTGACTTTTAATGATAATATTGAGATTCTTGAAAATGTGCCGGCAGAAAAATCATTATATCATTTTGAGTACCTAAAAAGAATGATTTATATCTGGGCGGATTATAAGCTAGGTATCAGATTCATTCATATAGGTAATGTTCTTGAAGAAAATGATCCATTGGAATTTGCAGTTCAAACATTATGGTCTAATACAGCGCCGGTATTGCCTGCTGATTTCTTTGTCCCTGTACATGATGATGAAAGCGGAAAAGTAAAGGTTTCATATAAAAATTTATACGTAACAAAAGGCTGGAATACTGACATTACGGAACTTACCGGGACTACACCAGGTGCAGTAATCAAAATCAAGGGAGATACCAGCCTTTCTGGTGTTAAGAATGTTAAGGATGGGGCAAAAATTGATTTGGTTGGGAATGCGGATTTTAATTTAAAATCAGGAGGAACCCTTACCTTATTCGTCAAAGATGATGGAACTGTAAAGGAGGTAAGTAGGACTGCTGGGCCTGAAGTAATAATTATCCCAGATGTAACTTTTGATGAAGCGGTAATCGATGCAAATGAAGGGCAAAAATTCGTTTATTCCGGAACTGGTGATATTGCTATTACAAATATCCTTAATGGTGTAGACGGTAAATCTATCAAGATTTTCGGAAATGCTACTGCTGATTCTGATGTTACTTTATCAGACACAGGAAATATCAATGTTGTATCAGCTGTTACTTTAGCAAAAGCAGCGGATTTCATTCAGTTGACACGTATTGACGGAGTATGGTTAGAAACCAATAGACTTATTAATCCTTAATTTTAGATAAAAATGTACGTAAGAACAAATGTAGCAAAGCCTTCCGGTAGTTCTCCGGGGGCTTCGGCTCCAAAAGAGCCAAATTTAGCGCTTGTTGCTGATGACGATATCTTGTTTGAACCTATCAGGAATTCAAAAGGCGTCAAGATGGAAGGGAACTATATTATTAAGCCTGGAGCCAAAATGATAGAAGTTTACATGACTCCATCAAAAAGCAAAGCTTCTTATGAAAGTGATGGTGATGAAGATGCTGTCTCAATAAAACAGAAGTTTGAATGCGAGCATCCGGGGAATGAATTGGAGATTTCAGAATTTGCCCAAAACTGGCTTGGTGTAAACTGCAGGCTTATTTATGGAAGCTGTTCTGACAATTTCAGAAAAGTATTGGGTACAAAATGCGCACCAATACAAATGAAACCATCCCTTCAGGATGATGCAGATGCCAGAAAACACATGTTTGTTTTTGAACAAACAGCTTCTTCTAAGTGGGTTCCGGGACATTACACTGGTGCTTTGGTATTCGCTGATCCTGCCAATATCGCTAATGCAGGAGCTGTTGCCTTAACAGTTGCAAATGGAGCAGTTTATAAATTGCCATCTTTAGAGGAAACTGCGGCCGTTGTTTTCAATAGCATTGAGCATGAGCATGGAACGATTATTACCCTTATGGGCGGCGGTGGCGATGATCCTGCAACTCTTTCATCTGGTGTTTTAGCTAATAGCGCTATTCTGAAAGACGGAGTTGCTTGGGTTGGTCTTGAAGGCGCCGTAATAAATTTTCAGGTATTTGATGCCGGTGCAAATAAATATTTAATTGAAGTTTCAAGAAAATAGAATAAATTAAATATCATAATCAAATAAAACCACTCATTTTGAGTGGTTTTATTATTTTTGTTATATATAAATTATTTATTATGTCAGAGTGTCGATCAAGAATGGGCAATGATCCTTATGAAAAATCATTTATAGAAGCAAAAAGCTTTTTTAGTTTGGGCGATCATTTAATTAGGCGTATTGTTTATGGTTATGAACGAAAAGGAAGTTATAAAGAACTTCCTCAGACTTTCGTGACATTTACTAGATTCGATGATTATGCAAAAGAAGTTCAAATAGCTTATGATTCAAAAGATGAAATTTTTAGGCACTTGCAAAGCATTGAGCTAGAATTGATAAAAGGAGCTGAAGTTATTAGGAAGACACAATTTCATAAGTACTGTGCAATGGTGCTTAAAGAACTTGGTTTTGAGTTTAAATCTGATGAAGAATATTATAATTTTTTTAGTTCTCGGATTTCTTCCAAAGGTATTTCAGATAAAGAATTTATTATTTTAGATTTAGATTCTGAAAATCCTAAGGACATTATGATTGTAAGACATAATTTAATAATTGAAAATTTAGACGGAGATTTAAAAATTACGATCGGATAAACCTAAGAATAAAGCCCCTCAAAAAAGAGTGGCTTTTTTTTCTCTCTTTTTCAAGTTATCAGCTATGACATTTTTTGATGTCACAGGTAAATAAAAAGGTTATTACCAAATTTACCATGCTATAAATAATTTTAAATAAGACAATTATGAGAGAAAAGATAATCAAGTTCTTCCAAGAAGAATTGCCATCGAACAAGTCTGAGCAATTTAATAGGATTTTTGAATTTTACAGACAGTCTCCAGGCAAAAGCGTAGCTTCTGAAAGAATGTACAATGCTTCCGGGTATTCACAAACCAACTTGGAGGCTCTAAAGTACGATTTGCAGAAAATCCACAACATTAAAGATTCCGAATTAGTTCCAAGGAAAAAAGCAGTCTCAAAACTACCTTCAGAGGCTAATGATTTTCAAGCAACAAGATTACAGTTGTTTTGCTTGCTCATGAGTTTTGCGGGAGAAGCTGAACTGTTTAATGAAGAAAAGGAAAACGAAATCAAGCAATATTCAGAAGAACAATTTATTGAAAAGGCTGTTGAATATTTTCTGAGTAAATCGATTAGCCTAACTGAGATTGCTGATGCTGCACTGAAAGTCGAAAGTAATGAATTGTTTGAGTTACTTAAGGAAGTAATAAGATTTGTGCATTTGAATAATACAACAATCGATACAGGTAATACCGGAAGCATCCCCGTCAATGATCCCGTTGTAGTAACTAACGATAAAACTGAAAAACAAGAGGGTGTAAAGTTGAGGGAAGAATTTCCTTTTTTGAATAATCCCGATTGTCCTGATCTAGCGCACGTTTTAGTTGGGCGAAAGATTGCGGCTTGGATTCGCTATCAGGAAAATCATAAAAAGCTGGAGCAATTTGATGCGGGAGAAATAGAGTTGTCTGAAGAAGAAAAGGTACAAGTTTCAAAAGATGCGGTTTCGGATTTTTCAGAGAACCAGGCTATCTATGATGAGCTGAACAATTATAAAGAGCACGGTTTTTTTTTACAAAAGCATCCATTATTCAGAACGATCAGGTTAAAAGAAGAGGTTGAAAAAATGACTCAGCAGCAGCTTATAAATTTCAAAAACTCTTCAGTGAAATTCTTTTCTGAGAACAATGCGAAGCTTAAAGCTGACGGAATCACAGAAAAAAGAACTCTTGAATTAACTGAGCGAATTGAAGCGAGAAAGGAAAAGCTGGATTTGGTAGATGAAAAGCTCGGGGTTAAGAAATAAGTTTTTCGATTTACACGAAAAATTTAACGGCGACAAAGATGAGCTTCTTCCGGAGAAATGGGTTTCCAAATACCTGGTAACCCATTTTGAAAAAGTAAGTTCTTTAGAAGAAAGTTTGGTTAGGATTCCAACGGAAGAAGAGTATTTTTTCCTTCAGTCTGATACTGCTTTTAATGCTTTTACATTCATTCCATTTATAGCTAAACGTTTTCCTATAAAAGAATTACACGCTACTACTTATAGCATTAGTAGAAAAGTTATTGATGCTTTGGTTGAATTGTATGATTCCGGAATGATTGAAAAAATAACATTGCTGATTTCTGATAGCATGATCAAGAGAAATCCGCTTACAATTGAACACGTTATGGCGTTGGCAAAAAGCCGGCCAAATTTTGAAGTTATATATGCCTGGGCTCATTGTAAGGTTTGTATCATAAAAACGCATGAATCATTTTATGTGATTGAAGGCTCTGGGAATTGGAGCGAAAACGCCCAATACGAGCAATATGTATTTGCTAATTCAAAAGGGCTATATGATTTCCGAATGCATTTATTTACGAATTCAAAACTAAAGAAGTATTTATGAAAATCTTTAAAATTTCAATTGCAGTTTTTTTGATCATATTAGCATTTGTTCTCGGAATTATAGCAAACAATGGTCTTGCAAAAAGTGTAGAATTTCATCAGTTATTTATTTTTCTATCATTTACGGTTTTCCTTATCGGAATGAGGATTTTAATCACTATTAAAAAAAAGTAGTATGGAGCTTAAGTTTTCAGATGAAGAGTATGAGTCTATTGAAAAATTAGCTGCCTGTAATTATTCTCCAGAAAGAATTGCTCTTTACTTAGGTGTAGAAAAAAAAGATTTTTTAGACTTATGGTACAATAAATCAGGTTTGGTAAGATTTCATTACGATAAGGGTCGTCTCGAGGCGGAAGCAGACATAAACATTAAACAATTGGAACTTGCCAAATCAGGAAATATTACTGCTGCACAAACTTATTTTAAAGAGTCTGAAAATATCCGGATAAAAAACATTTTAAATCAAATACTTTACGGCAATGACAATTGATCAGATAGACTTGAGCGATATTTATGAATTTATCGAAAAGGGTAGCCTATCAGATGCTCCTGAAGGAATTGCGGAATATTTGGTCCTTTTGGACAAAATTAGGGGCATGGCCATGAGAATCGACCAATTCGGTTCTAAAGAAGCTATTGTAAAACATTTGATATTAGTAGACAAGCTCTCACGCTATAAAGCTTCAAAAGTGTATGATGAAGCTATGGAGTACTTTTACGTTGATAGCACTATTTCCAAAAAAGCCTGGATAAATATTTATGCTGAAAAAATGGATAAAATGATCAATTTCTCAATGCAAACCGTAAAAGATGTAAATGATGCTTCTAAAGTGGTAAAAATGCTTGTTGATGTTGCAAACCATAGAGAGGTTCACACTCCAGATAAAGAAGAGCTTCCGGAAGAACTATTTAGGGCGCCATTTATAGTATATTCAGCAGATGCAGAATTTTTAGGACTACCAAAAATTAACAGGCAAAGACTCTCGGAAATGATTGACAGTTTCCCAGAGTTAACAGAAAAAGAAAAAATGCATATTAAAAGGGAAGCTTTGGTTCTTCCTTTAAAAGTTTTTCCAGATGAGCAAGAGAACGCGCGTAAGCATTGATGATACTGATGTAAATGGTGCATTTGCATCATGGTTGTTTCAAATGATCTTCCTTATAGCTCCTAAGCATTTAAGAATTATTGCAGGTAGGGCTACAGCTAAGACATCAGAAATTATTGCTCAACGAAGTCAGGATGTTATGTATGATATGCCCAAGAGCTATCAGGTTCTTGTTTCTGACACATACATCAACGCTTTAAAAAATATAGTGCCAACATTGCTCGAGGGTTGGAAGCGCAGGGGTTGGCGTGAAGGAATGCATTATGTGACTGACAAGCGGCCTCCTTCACATTTTAGGCTTCCTTATAAACCTGTTGAAAGTTACAAGCATACAATTTCAATTTTTAACGGTTGCTTTATGAACTTAGGTAGTTTGGATCAGCCTGGAGGTCTCGCCGGTGGTTCATACCAACACATGTATGCAGATGAAGCCAGGCTATTAAAATTTGATAAGCTGAAGAAATTAATGCCGGCCATTCGAGGTGAATATACAATCTTTGGCCACTCAGTCTATTACAGAGGTTCAACATTCACTACTGATATGCCAAACATTATTGACGGTGATGATGATTGGATTTTGAATGATGAGAAAAATATGAATATGGACCAGGTACGTCTGGCCCTTGAAGTTGGTCTCGTCGTTAATGAGATAAAAAAACAGATCCTGGCATGCAAACAGATTGGTGATTATAACTCGATTGAGAAATTGAAAAGCAATTTGGGTCGTTGGACTGAAAAATGGATTAGAGTGCGAAAGGACCTTACATTTTTTTATGTTGTCAGTTCATTGGTAAATGTGGATATCCTTACTGAAGGTTATTTTTCTGATAGTCTTAAAGCATTAGGTATTGAAGAGTTCAAGAGCGCTATTTTATCATTAAAAGTTAATCTGAAGAAAGGAGAAAAGTTTTACGGGAATCTGGGAGAGCATCATTTCTATGAAGATGGTATCATAAATTCGTTTTATGATAAGTATACCTTGACAGATGAGATTGAAGAAACTTGTCTTGCTTTACGATACCTAGATCGGAAACAGAAGCTTGAGGCGGGTGCTGATTTTGGTGATATGTGCAGTCTTATTCCTGCCCAGACACGTGGCAATTATTTGTATATCCTAAAAGAATTTTGCACGCTGGCTCCGGAAAATGAGATTCAGTTAGGAAAGAAATTTGTCAATTTTTTTAAGCATCACGAGTACAAAGTTTTAGATTTATACTATGACAGGTCCGGTAATCAAAATCAAAAAACAAAAAGGGATTGGGCGACAGCTTTAAAAAACGCAATAGAATTTCAGGACGGCGTAAGTACAGGTTGGGTGGTTAATCTTATGTCGCTGAACCAGTCTACAATTTATCAGGAAGAGGAATATAATTTTGCAAAAGCTTTGATGGGAGAAACAAGTCCGAATCTTGTCAAGTTGAAAATTGATAAGTTTCAATGCAAATGCCTTAAATCATCACTTGAACTGACTAAAATCAAAATCAAGACTTCGATATCCGGTTCAAAGACGATCCATAAGGACAAATCTTCTGAAAGCTTAGCTTTACATCTTAGGCCGATGTTTTCTACAAACTATTCAGACGCTTTTAAATATTTGATATATAGGCGTGATTTTGTGGACAGGGTAAATACTTCTGGATTATATACATCTTCTGATCCGGGATTTTATTAAAATGTGTAGCATTTTCCAAAGAAAAGAAAGAAAAAACACAAATCTCCGCCCCGTAGGGCGGAAATTTTTTGTAAAAACGGCTGGTTTTAAGCCAATTTTAAGGCTTTTAAGCGCTTGGATAGTATAAAATGGACTTTACCTTGTGTTTCCAGTAATTATGGTTTGTAGCTAAAGAAAACGAGGGTTTGCTCATCATCAAAGTATCCATACAATGAATTTCGGCATTAATGCCATGAAAGCATAAATTTATAGCAGTCATTTTACAACAAATTGGGTCTAAATCCTGACATACATAATAATTCCCGCTTCTTATATAGTTTGCCGCTAAAATTAATCGTCCGCTTCCTGAGCAGGGATCATTTATTTTTTTTCCAAAATCATCTGAAGGGATTAACATTTGTGCAATCATCGTACATAAATCTGGGGGAGTAAAAAATTGCCCGAAGTTTGATTTTTTGTAATTGCTTGCCAGACATTCATAATACTCGCCTAATGGGTCGCACCATCCGTTTAATTCTATATTCTTATCATAGTAGAGCATCAGCTCCCCGAAAAGTTTACAAAAAATATCAAGCTCAGGACGGGAGTATTTTTTTATTATTTCAAAATAGCGTGGTTCTTCGGTTCCTCTTGCCATAGCACAAATAATAAGTGATAAAAGGTCATCAAAAATAGTATTCAGGTCATACTTATGATTAAATTCATAAAAAAAGGAGTTAAAATCTTTTAACCCCTTTGGAACATCTTTATTTTTTATCATCTTTTTTCGACTTGGGCATTACTAAACAGATAGCAAAGCGGGTAAAATTCTGTATCATCTTCTTCGGAGTTGTTTTTTTCGGCTTCTTTATCGCTGTTCCTTAATTTTGGAGAACCCCAAACACAAAAGGACTGCGAACCCTTTTTAACTTTATACCCTTTGTTATTCCATTCAAAAAGGGTATTAAATTCTTGATGCTCTTTTGAAGTGTAAAATTCATTTACTAAAACTTCATTTACTGTCATTCCTTCACAGTCAGTTTCAATCCTGGCTTTTGCAAGCTTGCTTAATTCTTTCAATTGTTTTCGTCGTTGCAAATATGCTTCTCTATTTCTCATGGTGTATATAAATTAAAATATGTATTCTTGATAATCAGATTGGATGTTATTTTCTTCAATAAACATTTCCGCTATAGCTTGCGCTTTGTTGAATGCGTTTTTTGCCTTCTTTTTGAAATAATCGTAATCGGTATAATTGAAAATTGAAGAATAGCCTTTGGAATGTAAAAGGCTAAAAACTTTGTCGCTTAATTTAAAAGATGTAGTTTTGTTGATGTTAGATATTGAATGCGTCATGGCTTTGATATTTAAGTGATTTAAAACCCCTAATCTCGACCATTAGGGGTTTTTGTTTAATTATTACAAAGTGAAGTTTAAAACTCTTTCTTGTGCAATATGTAAAAGCTTGTCAAGTTCTTCTTGCATACAGTTTTGAACCTTTTCGATAACTTTTGAATTTCTGACTTCAAATTGGAAACCTGCTGAATTAATAAGCATAATTTTAGCGTTTGTTTGGTCGTTACCTGCTTCAAAAAGCCTTAAATCGTTTGATTTTTCCTTTAGCAATTGATAGCGTTCTGATAGAGCCTCAAATTGCTTAACTTTAATAATTTTCTCCTCTGCGGTCGGCATAGGCACAACAAATTGTGAGACTGTGTTTAAAACTGTCTCTTTTGTAACTGGTTGCTCTTGTTGTAGCGGAATTATTTTGTTTTCCGTCTCTGTGGAAGTTTCTACAACTACTTTGTTAATGATTTCGTTTTTTGCAGTGTCTGTTACTTTTTCGGCTATTACTGCTCTAACGTTTTGTGGTAAAGAATTTTTTTCGATTCCTACTTTTTTGGTAATTACTTTTGCTTTCATAAACTTGTATTTAAGTGATTTTCAATACTTAAAGATACAAAAAAAGTAGTCAAACGACAACTTTTATAGTAAAAAAAAGAGCTTTTCAATCAAAAAAAATGAAAAAAGAATGATTCTAAACAGGATAATATTTTAAAATAAAAAGTCATTATTGATGGTTTAAAAAAAAAAAATAAAAATATAAAACGCTGAAAAACAAAGAATAAACCCTTTTTAAATGGGTTTATTCGATGTTTGTTTCATGCTTTTCACCGTCCCGCTCAAAAACTAAAATGTGATTACCTTTATGTCTATCGCTGAGAGATATGACGGCGCACCACCACCACCCGTCCGCAGGACACCTTATTTCATTGACTTCCCAGATGTCACACCATAGTAATGTTGTTAATAGTATCATTGTACATCAATTAAAACGGTAATTACATTGGCTAACGAAATTAAACTGTTTGACGCCATCAAGCGCATGAGGGCTTTAACCAAAGTAGGTGTTCCTTTTTCCTTCAGCTTTATGACCTACAATTCCACCAAAGGAATGAGTGACGGTATAAGGCATGTACATAATGCCCAGCTTCGCATGGGCTACAGGAATGACCAGAGTGACAAGTCTAACATTCTTATAGGGTATGTTAATGAGCATGATAAAGACAGATGGTTTTATATGCCATTATTGTTAAAGTTCAATGGGTGTAACGTAAAACCTTAAAGATGGGTATAGAATATGTTGGCAGAGATGCCATTGTTGAGACAGAACAAGTAGCTTTTACTTACCAGGTAAGTGAAGTACCTCGAGACTTCTATAAATTCAAAGGAGAATCAAATAACCTTGATTGGAACAATCAATATAACTTCATAGGGGATTACTATGTTTACCCTTATGGCAGCAATAACGATCTTCCGGATATTATCAAAGAGGTTATTCAGAATAACTACATTGCTCCTGGTATAATTAAAAAGAAAACTCAATTGCTTTGGGGTTCTGGGCCTATGTTGTATACAGAAGAAATAAGTGAAAAAGGCAAGCCAATAAGGAGATGGGTTAGAAATGAAACAATACAGCAGTGGTTAGAGAGTTGGGATTACGAAAAATACCTTTTATCGTGTGCCACCGATTATAATTACATGGAAGGTGTTTTCACTAAATTTATTCTTTCAAAAGGCAATAGGATTGGCAAAAACTTTATATCCAAATTAGAACACTGCATGATTGACAGGAATCGCCTTGCCAAACATAAAGCATCAACTTCTATAAATCCTACTCATGCAATACAGACTGATTGGTCTTTTAAGAAAGTAAATTCATTATTGGATTATAAGGTATATCCGTTATTTGATTATAACAATCCATTTGGCTACAGAAATTCGATTTTCTATTCAAATATGTATAGTTTCTGTACGGATTTCTATACTGTACCAGATATTTATGGCTCACTAGAGTGGCTTAATAGATCGACAGCTGTACCATTAATTTTTAAGGCTCTATCAAAAAATTCAATAAACTTAAAATATCACATCATTTCTCCTCAAGCATTTTGGGAAAGAAAAGAAAACGAGATGAAGGCAAATTGCACTCTTCAGGGTAAGACTTATACAAGTAGTATGCTTGTTGAATATCAGAATAAATTCCTGGCAAAGATTGCAGAAGTCCTATCTGGAGACGAGAATACTGGAAAGTATTTGCATACAACCAAAACTTTCACAGTTGATGGAACAAATCTCATAGAGCATGGTTGGGAAATAAAGGTTATTGATCAGAATATAAAAGATTTTGTAGAGGCACAAATTAAGATTTCACAAAGAGCCGACCATGCTCTGTCTTCCGGTATTGGCTTGCATAGCGCCCTTGGGAATGTTTCTGAAACGGGTAAAAGCGACAGCGGTTCCGAACAGCTTTATGCGCTTAAAAATTTCTTGCTGACTGGCGTAGACATTCCGGAAATGATAATTATGAAACCTATTAATTATGCAATAAAGGCAAACTTTCCTGAACTGAAGTTAAAACTTGGCTTTTATCATGAAATGCCAGAAAAAGAAGAGGACATAACTTCAAGTAAAAGAATAAAAAACGCCGCATAGAAACTTTAAAAAACATCAGATGAAACTATTATTTAAAACAGATATCGAGGACAGTGAAGAGCTCAAGGAATTATTGGGTTTTGTGGATGTTGATTTAAAGATTAAAAATCTTATTCCTGATTTGAGAACTGCTACGAATGATGTAATTGATCTTATTGGCAGAGAAATATACCAAAAGGCAGTTGATTTGTATAATGAAGGTGAAATAGCTGAAGAAAATAAAGAATTTATTTATTCTGTAAGGTATCCGATAGCTATAAATGCGTACAGACTTCTTGCACCATCGAATGATATTGCGCATACAAATGATGGCAGAAAAATGCGTACTGACAGTAATGTGAAATTGCCATTTGAATGGATGATAGACAGGGATAACCAGGCTATGGAAAAGAGATATTATAGAGGCTTAGATGATCTAATTAAGTTCCTTGATAGTCAACCGCAGGGAGAACTACTCGACTTGTGGAGATCGAGTGCTGCTTTTAAAGCCAGTCACGATTTGTTTGTTAGGACAGTTGATGAATTTGACAAAGTGTTTATGATAAGATCAAGGCTTTTATTAATTAAACTTTCTCCCGGATTAGAAGACTGTGAACAGTATGATATAAGGCCGATAATTGGGGCAGCAAAATTTATCAGCCTAAAAGAAAAAATTAAATCTTCAGAGAACATCGCAGATGAAAAAGATTTGCAGCTTTTGAAATTAATCAGAAAGGCAACTGTGTTTTCTGCTTTAGCCTGGGCAATGACAAGATTTTCAATACAGCTTCTTCCTGAAGGGATTCTTCAACATTATACAAGCGATAGGCAAACAACACAATCAAAAAAACCATCCTTAAAGTCTGAGCCGATAGCGGCACAACAAGCATTTGAAGCTGATAAAGCAAAGGTTTTAAGAGAAATTCAAGATTTGATGCTCCCGGAACCAATCATCCAACCTGATAGTGATATCATGCCTGGGCTTAATTACGGAGATAAATATTTTTCAACATAAACATAATCGATAATGAAAAGAATCATTTTAAAAACCGCTAAATTTTTCTACTATCTAAGGAACTATTTCAAGATCAAGAAATATTCTGAGATAAACCAAAAACTAGATTCAGCCTTACGTGAACGTGAGGTTAATAAAGTTATTTTAAAAGGGAACATCATTAAAATGGTAAAATCCTACCTTAGAACCGATGCTGATTCAAAGTATATCCCAAAAGAAAGAAGAAATAATACTGAAATTAAGCAAAGGGTTTTGGCTGAATTTGGCGTAAGTATGGAGGAGCTTGGCGTTAAAATAAACGATGAATTAGAGCTGATCTGATGAAAACCATTTCTATTCCTGAAAAATCTCTGAAGTTACATTTTCCAGAAAAACTATCGGAATGCGATTCGAGACAATATATTGAGATGAGTGAACTCATATTTCGATATCAGAGTAACGAAATAGGGTTTGATGAATTTTGTGTTCATTCCGTCTACAAGCTTTTAAAAATGAAGCCAAAATCATCTCCATTTGGCATTGATGATGATTTGAAGTTTTCGAACATCGCTTTTTTGTCTGAGTACATAAATAATTTTTTTGATGTAACAGATGGTCAGCAGGTTATCAAGCAGGATTATATCAATAACCCTGTACCTGAGATAAAAATATTGACAAAAAAATATTTTGGTCCGGAAGATGGATTTCGGGATTTGACTTTTGGTGAATATATAGATGCATTACGTATTTTCCATGATTTTCATGCAACAGGAGATATTTTCCTTCTCTATCTTCTGTCTGGAATATTATATAGGGAAAAAACGAACATTATATGCAAAATTTTTTCATCTGGAGCTAAGCGAAGAAAACCGTATTTGTCGGAGAATTTAGAAAGAAGAGCTGAAGCTTTCAAATATGCACCATTCGGATTTGTCTATGGTGCTTTTTTATATTTTGCAAGTTTTCAAAAATACCTTATAGGTTCTTCAGTTTTATGGAGTGGACAGGAACTTGATCTGTCAATACTTTTTGAAGCTGAGAAAAAAGATGATATTGGAACTGGCAACTTTCCGGGAATCGGAATGGATTCAGTAGCTTTCACGCTTGCAGAAAGCGGGACTTTTGGCACATTGGACCAGGTAAGGTCATCAAATTTTTGGGTAGTAATTGTGCGGATGTATGAATTACGAAAAAACGATATCGAACGTAAACAGAAAGAAAATGCTAGAAATAAATAAACTACGTGATTATGTATCTCAGATAATGACATCGCTTAAAGATGAAAATAATGATCAACTATTTAATTACACGACAGTTGTTTTAGATAATGAGGAGCTTAATACTGTTCTCAAAGAAAGAAAAAGCAAAGAAAATTCTTTTTTAATCGTGGTTATGCCGCAGTTTGATCTGAGTGGTTCTGAAGATAATGCAAAATGGGATAACAGTCTCATGTTTTTTATTTTGGACAAAACAGATTATTCCGATATAAAGAGAGAGCAATACATTGATATTTTTGTTAATACTCAGAAAAAAGCTAAGGCATTTGTAGATAAGTTGATAGAAGATAAATCAAACCATTCTGGAATGTTCTGTAACTTTTTAACCTGGTTAAAAGAAAACTCGATTTCTGTAAAGCCTGTTTGGAAATTAAGTTCATGTAATGGCTGGAGTATAGAGCTTAATTTGGATAGTAATCTTTAAATTTCTTAAATTGAGAAAAATTTTTAAAAATGGATAAGCAAAAAATTGAAGATATGTTCAGCTCGGCCATCAATGAAAGGGGGATTTCTGAAAAGCTGGATGGAATTTCAAAATTCGTGATCTACAAATGGAGAAATAATAAAAGCCAGCCTTCATTTGGAGATAAGCTTAATGTTCTGTACCAATTAGGGAAAATTGAAATTAGAATTAAGTGAGATGGATTTATTAGATCAGAGAGATAATAACGGGCACGATAGTATTCTTAAAAAAAGATTCATCCAAAGCGTCATGCAGGAAGCTAAGGTGGATATCGATAAGGCACAACGAAACTATCTTTCTTCGAGAGGGTTTGAGGCAAACGACTGGTATGATGGCAGGGGATTTACAGTCAGTACAGATGGTTTAGAATACACGCACCTTAAAAAACATAGGTTTGTTGATATGAAAACCAGAAGGACAAAAGAAGGCATCAAGAAAAAAAGATCACATCCTATCCATAACCGCATAATTTGGGGGCATTACAACAATATAATCAAGGAATTGCATTTTGGTTTTACTGAAGAAATTAAAGAGAAGTTAAGAAACATTGACTAGAAGAATTTCTTTCGGAAAACAGAATTAATATCAATGAGATACCTGATTTTGCCATCATATTTCTCCGGGAATGAAACTATTTCAAATTTTCTTGTATCTGCATGATATTTAAAATTCAAATTACCTCTCAATCCATCGTAATGCGGAGTATTCAAGAGCATTTTTAGCGAATATTCAAAACTTCCTATCATATTATCGTGATAGATTTGATTTTCCCAGATATCTCCTATAATTTTAATATTGATATTATATAATATATGCATTTTGCAAATTTAGCAAACCGATTTATTTTTTTAAATTTACCTACTAACCTTAACTTTTTAGGATGAAAAATTATTATTCTCTTGCTTTTTTATTCATTTTTTTTAACATGAATTCCCAAATCGACAGCTTAAAAATGAACGTAGATGGGTTTCCCAAAATCGAAAATCAACTTTCAGGAGTTTCAAAAAGTGAAATACATGACAGGGTTAAATCATGGATAAACAGAACCTTCAGGGAGCCGGCAAATGTTCTAAAAGCAGAAGAAAAAGGATCATATATCAGAATTGCGGCCACTTCTTCTTTTACATTCAAGTATATGGGAAATACAACCTATGACTACGATTACAATGTTGAAATTGATATAAATGATGAGAGCTGGAGTTACCGCATTTTTGATGTATCAATGTATCGACAAAGAATACCGGAATATTTTTATGATAGTAAAGGACGGATGAGAACCGGTAAGATGTATTTAAAAATTCGGGAGTCTTTTCTAAACGATGTTAACCGGATATATTTTTCACTCAATGAATTCATCAATAAATAAATATAGAAGCCGCCGATTGGCGGTTTTTTTTTGGTTGTATTAGAATGTATCTTATATTTGCCCTGCAAAACTATTCGAGATAAACTCGAAAAAAACTTTAACGATAGGAAGCGGTCCAAGGTATTACCTAAGAGGTCGCAGATTAAACCGAAAGGCTGTAAGTCTATTCTCTGAATAGTTTTGCAACCCTAAAGGCCGCTTCCGCTATTTATATTTTCTACTATGCAAAAGGAAAATTTAAAAAGCAGTAATGCTCCGGAATCGGGGCCTGTTTCCGTTCTTTATGTGGATGGCAATAGGCTTGGTATTTCAGACAGATCGCTTCGTGATGCGATTGGTCTGATTTGGTCAGAAAGTAAAACCCCATTTACTTCTGTGCCATTAAAAATTTTTTTTTCAAAAAAGCTTCTCTTCGCCGACAAGAATGTTTTTTTAGCTTATCAAAAAAATGAACTGAATTATGATCAGTTGATTTTGGCTGTAGAATGTGACAACCTTTATAGAAACAAGAAAGAAGTATTCGGTGAGGGTGTTTCGGTTGAAATAGGCAGCTTATGGAAGCTTAAAGGACAGACTCTTTATCTGGTTGATGATGATCAGGAAGTAATGTCTGAATTAGACGAAAATGTTTTTGAATTAATTTAAAAGAGGCTCCATTAGGAGCCTTTTTTAATGTCACAGATTATGATCAATAAAGACACCAATTTTACTGAAAATCAGTAAGGATGGGAAAGACGATCAGTGATGAGATTATGAAGCTTTCAATTATCATTGAAGGAGACTCGGCACAACAGCAATTGTTTAAATTAGAAAAAGCAACCCGTAAGCTAAATGAAGAAAATGCAAGCTTACGGCTTGAAAAACAGCGTTTAGATAAGCAAGGAAAACAAGAGAGTGCCCGATACAAAGAGATAACCTCTTTGATGCAAGCAAATTCAAAAGCCATAGCTGAAAACAAAAGCAAGATGGCCGAACTTCAAAAGGAAATCGGCCTGACCGGTCTTACTATGTCACAATTGAGAAGTAAGGCCACGATGTTGCGAAATACCTTGCAGAATCTTTTACCAGGATCACAAGATTACGCTCGATATAGGTCAGAACTTAATGATGTTAATGCGAGAATAGCAGAATTAAACGGGCGGGCAACAACAGCCCGCAATACTTTAGGTTCGTTTGCTGACAGTTACAACCGATATGCGGCTTTAGGGGCTTCGTTTATTGCTCTATTAACCGGTATTGTGCTATCAGTTCAAAAAGTAATTGATTGGAATGGTAAGCTGGCAGACGCCCAATCAAATGTCCAGAAAACTACTGGAATGACAAAAGCTGAAGTCGACGCATTGACAAAATCTTTTGGTTTGTTTCAGACTAGAACCTCAAGGATCGACTTACTGGGTATCGCTGAAGTTGGTGGTCGAATTGGGATTGCAAAGGATGAGATATCAGATTTCGTTAAGGTTATGGATAAAGCTTCCGTTGCATTAGGGGATTCATTTGAAGGAGGCCCTGAAGAGGTCGCTGATAAATTAGGGAAAATCAAAGGGTTATATGAAGAAATAAAAAATGTAAAAGTAGAAGTTGCATTTAATGCTGTCGGTTCAGCCATTAATGATTTGGGCGCCGATGGAAATGCAACTGAAGCTAATATAGCTGCTTTTGTCACTAGGGTAGGCTCGTTACCGGACGCACTTAAACCATCAGTTGCGCAAGCTCTAGGTTTAGGCGCTGCATTTGAAGAATCCGGTTTACAGGCTGAGCTTGCAGGAAACAATTATGGTAAAGTTATTTCTATTGCTTCGAGAGACTTTCCAAAATTTGCAAAAGTCATGAACGTATCGGAGAAATCGGTAAAGGATCTTCTTAATACTGATCCTAATGAATTTTTCCTTCAGTTCGCAGAATCATTAAAGGGACTGGACGCAACCGATCTGGCTCAGGTACTCGATTATCTGAAGCTAAATGATAACGAGGTTAAAATGGTGTTGGGAGCTGCATCTAAAAATATTGATCTGTTCAGGGATAAGATTGATTTAGCTAGTAAGTCAATGAATGAAGCTACATCATTGACAAATGAATTTGATATTAAAAACAACAATTTAGCCGCTACACTCGAAAAATTAAAGAAAAAGGTTATTGCCGCATTTTCATCAGAAACTATTGTGAACTGGCTTGCTTCCTCGGTAGAATGGTTTGCTAAACTGGTTGGAGCAACTGACGATGTGGACGGATCAGGAAGAAAATGGCGTAACACTTTAGTTTTCATTGCAAAATCAATAGCTGTGGTTACGGCCGCATTGGTTACCAACGTAGCATGGCAGAAACTTGTTGTATTATGGACCGCACGTAACACACAAGGCCAACTGCTTTACAATTTGGCAGTTAAAGCCAGGGCAATATCTGAAGGAATTGCGATAGTTTCTACCCAATTATGGGCAGGAGCTACAATGTTGCTGACCGGTAATATAAGAGGAGCTACTCAAGCTTTAAGAATAATGACGGCAACAATGAAAACTACTCCATGGGGGCTTTTACTTTCTTTAGTTGCCGCTGTTGGTGTAGCCTATGTTGCATTTTCTGAAAGCGCTTCTAAGGCAGCCCAAGTTGAAAAGACTTTAGCTGAAGTACACCTCGAAGCAACACAAAGCATAGCAAAAGAAAGAAATGAATTGGATATGCTTGTAAAGGTGGCCAAAGATGAGACTATCCAGAAGGAAACGAGAGAAAAAGCCATTAAAAGGTTAAATGAAATTATACCGGACTATATTGGCACTCTTACGTTAGAGAACCTGAAAATGATGGAGGGGACTAACATTCTTAAAAAATACACTGACGAACTTTATAAGAATGCCAGGGCTAAAGCAGCACAATCAAAATTTGAAGAGTTGGCCAAACAGCAACTCGAAGTTGAAAATAGAACTTCCCGTGCTTATGAAAACGGGTTTGCTTCTTTTATGTCTAGGATTACTGGACAAGGAAATAGCCCTGAACGTGATAATATAAAAACCCGTAGAGATGTTGAAGCTTATGTTCTGAAGACCTTCTTCCCGAATGCTCGTAAGGACAAAACTACGGGCTTATCGATGGTTGATAAGGAAAACTGGGATAGATTAGTCGCCCAATATGTAAAGGCATTCGGTATTGATGAAAAAGAATCAGAATTGGCAACAATCAAAGCACAGATGGAAGCTTTAGAAGGCGATCTGCTAAAAGCTACTGTTGAAGATTTGGAAAAACCAAAAGACGAAAAGAAAAATATCAATATTCCTGCAGACGAAAAAAAGAAAAAATATAACGATAGTTACCTGAAGGATGAAGAAAAGTTTGCAGATGATCTTTTGAAACTGAGAAGAAAAACTGAAGAAGATCGATTGGCCCTGATGCAAGAAGGCTATGAAAAAGAAATGGAGCAAGAGAGAATAAACCATAAATACAAACTGCTGGAACTCCAAAATGAAATAATTGACAAGCAAAAATTAGAAAAGATTGATAAGCAGATTGCTGAAGCCCAAAAAGCCGGTGATTCTCCAAAAGTCAAAGCATTAGAAAGCATCAGAAAAATGATGCTGGAAAAAAACAAGGAAATAAATGATCAGATAGAGATTGAAGAACAATTGCACCTGGTCAGGATGTCTACAATCGAAGAAAAAGGAGCATCTGATAAAATTAAAAAAGACCAGGAGGCATACGAAAAAGCTAAAATCTTACGCCAAACTGAATTTAACAACGAACTAAATTCGATTTCAACACTTGCTGAAGCAAGGGAAATACTTCGTAAGAAACTGTCGATTAGACAGCTTGCAAAAATTAAGACTCTGGAAGAAGCTAAAGAAGCTCTTCAGAAAGAATTTAATAAGCGAGAAATAGATGAAGAAACTAAGCACCTTAACAATCTACTTGCAAAATTCGACATAATAGTTAAAAAGGGGCAACTCGATCAAATAGACCTCTCCTTATTGACTCCGAAACAAGTTGAGGACTTTACAGCTGAAGCCGCAAAAATTGGATTGACTTTAAGCGAGCTTATTGCTAAAAAGAATGAATTGCTTGGGAAGCAAAATTCTGAAAGCAACGCTGTGGCTTTGGGCATTTCTCAAAAAACAGACATCTTAGGTTTTACTGCAGACAATTGGCAGGTTTTTTATGATAATCTGGCCGCTGGTAAGTTTGGGATAGAAGAAATGATATTTACCGTTTCGGCCTTAACTGAAATGTGGGGCAAATACAATCAGTTTGTTACCGCTAATGAACAGGCACAACTTAGAAAATTTGAACAATCGTCGGATGCCAAAAAACGCCGCCTAAAACAGCAATTAGATAATGGCTATATAAACCAGGTACAATACAAAAGGGGTATTGATGCTTTGGATAAGGACCTTGAAAAAAGAAAAGCTGATCTTTCATACAGACAGGCCAAAAGGGAAAAAGGAATTGCGATTGCTTCAGCAATTTCCGGAACTGCTATGGCGGTTGTGGGAGCATTAGGGAATAAACCTTGGACCCCGTTTAACTTTGCTTTGGCAGGTCTTGTTGGAGCAATGGGAGCTTTACAATTGGGAACTATATTGGCAACACCTCTACCAGCTAAAGGATATGAAGAAGGGCTTTATCCGGAATTCGTAAAGCGTGAACAGGATGGAAAAACCTTTAAAGCTTCATTTGGTGGAAATACAAAATCCGGAATGGTAAAGAAGCCTACCTATTTTCTTGCCGGAGAAGGAAATAAACCTGAAATGGTAATTGATAATAAAGCCTGGACAAAAATGAATCCAGATTTAAAAGATTCGTTGATAAGGGAACTTCGCGGAATTAAAGGCTTTGAAAATGGCTACTACAAAGATGGGCTGCTTTACACAGGCCCTGATAATCCAAAACCTGAAAATTCTTCAGGAAGCAATGATCAGCTGCTTATGATGATGTTTAAACTTCTTTCTGAAAATACTGAACTCATGCGGGATATTAAAGAAAGTGGTTTGACTGCGGTTGTATCTTCAAAAGATTACAAATCAATAAAAGAATTGAGGGATGCCCTCAAAAGATTGGAAGATAACAGAAAAAAATCTCAAGTCTAATGAATACATACTTTACAGATTACGCTATCCTAACCAGTAAAATAGCCAATATTTTATGTGATCAGATTTTCGATCAGGTTACTCAAGAATTTTCAGGTGATGTAAAATACACCGATAAATTTATACTATCCGGAAGGCTTTCCAAAAACCTGCAGGAAGAATTAGAGACTCCAATAAACAACGTTGTTTTTATTACTGAAGATTTAGATATGTTTCAGTATTATCAAGCAAATGCAGCTAAAATATCGCCATCTGCTACCGGTATCGTACATTATAAAAATAGAACTTTGATCTATTTCAAGCAGGTTTTTATTGAAGTCTGGTTTACTTCAGAAACTTTATTAATTGGCAAATATGAAAACCTTCCTGTTCAACAAGTATCACAAATACCAACAGAAACATTATGAGTACACAAATTGGAATTCTATCTAACAATTATGTAACATTTGATCAGCCGACTTATCAAGATTGGTCCCCTGTGCCTGGAGAAACAAATTTCACATGGTTTATAGTTGGTATCGTGCCTTTATATCCACAATATAAAACTATAAAAGTTAAGGATGTTATAGGCTTACCGGCAACATCACAGTTTACACAATTCAGAATTGTAACTTACAAAACTTACTTTGGTGCAGCGCCTCCAACCGATTGGCTGAATGTTACGAGTACAGGATTTAGTTTTAATGCATCAGCTCCAAATCCTTTAACAGAAAATGGATATTCCAGTTTAGTTGGCATGTATATCCAAAATGTTGGCTTATTAACTCCCGGAACATACGTAGCAAAGCTCTCTTTCTTTATAGAAGGAAAAAACTCATCTAATCAATGGATTCAAGTTTCTGATTATACCCACACTGTAACCTTGAATGTGTACCAAGAAAACACGATAACCTATTCTCCAAATAGGTTAGATATTACACACTATCAAAATACGCCGCTTGCTTCTAGTCCAATAACTGTTTCGGGCGCTTCTTGGCAGCTTGTTGCGAGGGATAAGTATATTTTGACTTCAGAAGATGAGAGTGTAATTATAACATCTGAAGAAATAGCAGGACAATTGATTTATAAGGCTACCGGTAGTGGTGCAAGAGTTGTAAAATTATGTCTGTCTGATTATTTTGATACTGACGAGGCTGTTGAAAGTTCTGATTTGGATTCCTTTGTTACAGTCCTAAAAGATTCATCCCAGATCGGAATAATACCAATTAGGGTTACATTGCTAAACACAATCGAATTTGATGCATTTCCAAGAGAACTATTTTATACTGCAGTAAAAGGACATATTGAGCCTACTGAACAGTTTGTATTTGTCTTTTGTGTAGAAACTTTTGCTTTTCAATCTTCGCCATGGTTAATCGTAAGCGAAACCGAAAACGGTATTTTAGTAATACCGGTTCCTACTGCAAACATGGCCGGTGGTGAGTATGTTGGCTCTGTAATTTTAACAGCAACCATAAACGGAATACCTTCAGCCATTACAATTACAGTTAATTATAATTTGCAAGATTATATCACAATACCTTATGATTCAGGTGTTAATTTTACATTGGATAAAAAATTTATAGAATTCAATACTACTTATGATCAGACATATTTCGATATTTTGATAAGCGCTTACATCTATGACTTTTATACGAATGTTGAAAATCTAGAAGTGATCCCGCTTAAAATTCCAATTTTCAAAGGAGCACAAGAGTTTAATTTAGGGAAAGGACTTCATCGTTTAATGAAAAGAGCTGTAGAAATAGATCCCGAATTAAACAACCAATATAAATTAAGCCGTGTAACTATCGAATTTAAAGAATGTTATTTGGTAAACGATGAAGTCATAAGAAGCTTTACGACTCCAGAGTATTTATTTGCGGCCGGTTTGACACCCGGTAACACTTCTGAAGGATATGCGATATTGAATATTAATTCTGGTTTTACTAGGGTAACGGCAAACAGTTTTCAATTTTTAAACCTTTTGGGCCCTTCAGGATCAAGAAATGTAACTGTCAAAAAAAATGGCGAAACTATAAGGAATTATAGTTTTTATGCGGAAGATAGAATACACAGTGAAAAAATTGATTTTTCAAATCTTGAAGTTACACCAGGTGATGTTATTGATTTCGTATATTCAACCGAAAGCCATTTTCTAGTAAAAACATTTATTGTTTTCCCGGACGGCATTGAGTCTAATATGATAATATGGGAGGATGAATATTTATTAAAGTCAGCATTTGTTTGTACCGGTAAATATTCTCTCAAATCAGATTTTGAGTTTAAAACTGAAACTTTATACCAAAAGATTGTAGAATTATTCAAGTCTATTGATAATACTAAAATATCAAAGCTATCAATAAATACGGGCTTTATAATGAAATCTGACATTCCAACGATTGAAAGTTTAATTAGAAGTAAAAGAGCCTGGCTTTATTATGATGACAAACTTATAAAGCTTGTATCTGTAACTAAAAGCTTAACATCAACTGACAGTGATTTAGAGCTGATATCATACGATTTAGAATTTCAAATTAATAGAGAATACGATGAAGAAATTTGTTTGTTCTGATTTCGAACTTGATTTGTCAAGTTACGACGTAACGACTATGGAGGAAAACTTCTGGTTTACGGATAGGATTTTTGCAAAAAGAACATTGCCTTTTGAAATAACCTTGACATCTGACATAGATAAGGTTTTGGGTTATATCAGTTTTCCTAATTCTAGGACTATCGAAACAATGTTTAATGGGTATTATTTTGAGAAGAATGAAAAATTCACTGCAATATTTGAGGTAGAAGAATTCGAGTCTAGCCTATCTGTATCTATAGTTTTTGGCTTCGATGAATTTCCGAATTTTAGCAAAAGACTGTCTGAATTACCTTTGGATAAATTTGAAGTTGATAACATATACACTCATGCTGCAGGAATTATTTCGCAGACATGGCCAGTAGTAAATTATAATTTTCCGCAAATACATACCGACAAGATAAATACTGAAGAAGAGATATGGTTTGCCTTCGGTAAAATTATCAATAACTATAAAGATGGGGCATTTCTGATTAACGAGGTCGATATTACAGAAGATATCACTTACAACAGAAATATCATGCAGCCATTACCCTACCTGTTGCATATACTTAAAAAAGGGTTTGAAGATGCCGGCTATGAACTTGAAGGCGATGTCCTTTCTGATGAAAGCATAAAAAAAATATGTATCTATTCAGATGTAGAATATTACACTACAAATGAACAAGAGCCAATCAATATTTTTAAAATGTCTGAAGACTTTACAGATACAGGAGAAATAACTTTGATTCGACCGCCCTACATACACAGGATGCAGTATTATAGGTTTGATTTTACTTATCCTATCGAACATCCGGGAAAGTATAGGATTGTAGGAACTGTTAAAATGAAACTGTTTCCATATTTGGGCCCTCGACCATTTTTTAGGATAAAGTATAGAAACCAGGTATTGTTTTATCATGAGGTTAATTTAGATTTTGCAAGCTCTAGATTTACTATAACTAAAAATGTTGATGTTGTTTTTGAAACGTTGGTTGATATACTTCCAAATGAAATTATATTAGAATCTTACCAGGGCGCTTCTGCTGATGAGATTATTATTTCATTAGACATTAACCCAATTAGGTTACATGATACTTCTGGTGAAGCAGTTCCAACCATTATAAATCCTAATCAGGTTGATTTAAGCCGATCGGTTCCGGAAATGACTTTTGGTGAATTTTTCACAACTTTAAAAAATTGGTTTAATCTTGATCTTACGCCGAAAGGGAATAAGGCAATTGTAAATTTTGTTCAGGATGAAATTAAGAGAGGGGAGGTTATTGACCTATCTGATACAGAAGTTAAGCAGCCACGAAGAAAATTCAATAAAGGAGTTTCATTTCTACTTCAGTTTAACGAAACTGATAGCAAAGATTATACTTTTCTTCCGGTATTCCATAGCGCATCAGGAATTACAAATAATAGCTTTGTTAAAAATGAAAAAACAAACGAGATAATGATCAATGCTCTGCCGTTACCTCTGATGCTAAGGGAGAATGTGCAGACAGCTCATCATTTTGACTCTGATACATCAAAACTTTTCGCTGTTATGTATGATGGTCTGACTTCAGGTTTGAATCTGGCCAAAAATCCGGATGAGATAATGATTCCAAAAGTACATGAGCGCCATTTTAAAGAATGGTTTGAAAGAAGGATTAATTCTCAAAATTTTATCTGGGAGTTTAAAAAGTATTATGAAAATATCAGGGGCTTGAATTCTAAAAAGAAAATATTTGCTTACAATCAAATACATCTGATCAAGAATATTAATAAAAATGAGCTTGATGAAAACTACTATGAAATAGAAATAGAAACTGAAGCATCATTAAAATAATTTATCGAGTAGAAAAATTTCTGAATTTGCATCTTCATTAACTATATGCGCATAGATCATTGTCTGAGATAAGCTTGAATGGCCAAGCAATAATTGAAGTTTTTCTACTTTTCCTCCAGCTCTAAGAAAACTGGTAGCAAATGTATGCCTTGCAACGTGAAATGAGACAACTTTATTAATTCCAATAAACTTCATGATTTTTTTTAATTCATCGTTTATATGCTGGTCAGCGAATTTCTTCACAAAAAGCAATGGTTCATGATCAATTATTTTTTTGGCGGTATCATTTAAAGCAATTGATTGGTCTTTAGACGTTTTCTGGGATATAAATGTTATATAGCCATCCATAAAGTTTCTGCGTGTCAGATTTTGAACATCAGAAATACGTAAACCTGTCATGCAGCTAAATAAAAAATAGCCTAATACTAGCCGGTATGATTCATTTATATAATTGGAAAAATAGTAATCGGCCAATCTTTTTAGCTCAAAAGGAGATAGGCTGGTTCTGTTTCCTTTTGTGCTTCCGACTTCCAATTCATCCAGGTTAATTTTCAGTTTGATTCCTGATTTCACAGCGATCCCCAAAAATTTTTTTATGCTTGCCATATTTCCGGCAATAGTAGTTTTTGCATTTCCTAACTTGGTCAAATGTCTTTTGTACTTTTTAAACCAGTCATGATCTAAATCCATAAAAGTAATTTCATCGTCGTATTCCTTGATTTTTTTAAGTACTGAATGGTGTCTGTTATAGGAACCTTGCTTCATCATAACTTTTTCTTCTTTCAGGGCCATTTCAAAAAAAGCCGTAAAGCGTAAACGAGGCATACCGTTTATAAATTCCTTTCTCAACATCTCGGGCGTAAGGACTCTTTCGGCCAGTCTATAAGATGTTTTTATATGGGTAAGCTTGGACTTGATATTGTCCAGCAGCAAATTAATATCCTGGTTCTCTTTTGAATTTGGAATTACACGCTGGATATCACTTTGCCAATGTTCCGGGACAACACTTATTTCCAAGAGAATCCTTTCTCTTTTCTTGTTACCGGTAATTGAAAGCATGACCGGGGATTTTCCGTCAATGTTTTTGTATTCTCTAAGGTAGAATCTATCTTTTAATGACACGTAAATTTTATTTGTGTCAACAAGCGTGTCAAAAATCCGATCTGAATGTATAAACATAAGGCAAATGGTTAAAGCTTAAACAAAAAAAAATGCACATCTACAGGCTTTTACAGCTTGTGTGTGCACATTTTTGTTTGGCTTTTTGGGCCTTAGTGAACGCAGAAGGATTCGAACCTTCGACCGCCTGCTTAGAAGGCAGGTGCTCTATCCAGCTGAGCTATGCGTCCATTATTTCAATACCGTCGGGGTGGCAGGATTCGAACCTGCGGCCTCCTGCTCCCAAAGCAGGCGCGATAACCGGGCTACGCTACACCCCGAAAAAAAAAGCGGAGAGACAGGGACTCGAACCCTGGCGACGATTGCTCGTCGACAGATTAGCAATCTGCTCCGTTACCACTCCGGCACCTCTCCTTAATAAATTCGTAAGAACTTATCCTTTTTTGCGGTTGCAAATGTAGCTTATCATTCTATAAATTACAACTATTTCGTAAGTTTTTTTATCTTTTTTTTACATAAAAATTAAAATGTATTAACACTCAGTACAATAGAAAAATATTTTTCAGGTCTGTTTTTCTCAATTTTGCTTCGCCGGTAATGACTTTCTCTTAACCGCAATATAAATTGAACAGGTATTACTATCTTTATTGCTTATTAAATCTTTTTAAATGTGATTCACAGATGGAGGCCCTACTTATTAATAAACACGAAATCCTCAAACGTTACAAACCTGTCTCGGTCCAGACCCATAAAGGAACACAAGGGCATGCACTAATTATTGGAGGAAGCTATGGAAAAATGGGCTCTATAATCCTGGCATCAAAAGCAAGTTTAAAATCAGGCTGTGGCTTGGTAACAGCTTTAATTCCAAAATGCGGCTATACCAGTATTCAGACTTCATTTCCGGAAGCAATGGTTATTACCGATAAAGAAGAAGCATATATTTCAGAAATAGAATTTGAGATTATTCCCAATGCTATTGCAATAGGTATGGGCATAGGCCAACACGAAACAACCCAAAAAGCATTTATAAAATTCCTAAAGGATAACAACAAGCGACTATTGATTGACGCCGACGGAATCAACATACTTTCAAAAAGCAAGGAACTGTTTGATTTTGTTTCGGAACAGACAATATTGACTCCTCACAGGAAAGAATTGCAAAGACTTATTGGAGATTGGAGTTCAGAAGAAGAGATGATTGAAAAGGCAACTGAGTTGGCCGAATCAAAAAAATGGATAATTGTCATAAAAGGGGCGCCAACGCAAATAATCTCGAACAATACAATATATACCAACTCAACAGGAAATCAGGCCTTAGCGACAGCCGGAAGCGGTGATACGCTTTCAGGAATTATAGCTGGTTTATTAGCTCAGGGGTATACGCCGGAAGATGCAGCAATACTTGGCGTATATATTCACGGACTAACAGCAGACATTGGCTCAAAATCGCTCGGATACCAAGCTTTTATAGCTTCAGATATTATTGAAAATTTGGGAAAAGCTTTTTTATCTTTGGACGAAAATTTTTAAGAATGGAAACTTTATCAATACATACTGAACGATTGCACATCAGACACCTTACTCAAAATGACCTGGATGATTTTCACATATACAGATCCAATCCTGAGGTTACGAAATACCAGGGTTTTGATGTAATGACACGCGAACAGGCTTCCGAATTTATAGCCAAACAGGAAAATAAATTATTTGGGAAAAGAGGTGAGTGGGTACAATATGCCATTGAAAGCAAAGAAACCGGAAGATTGATAGGAGATTGTGCTATAAAACTTGACGCTTTTGATGAGCGCATTGCTGAAGTTGGAATGACAATTTCTCACCTGCATCAGCAAAAAGGCTATGCAAAAGAAGCCTTTTCCGGGATTATGGATTTTCTTTTTGCCGTTAAAAACATACACCGGATAGTTGAAACGGTAGATGCAGAAAATATTGCTTCAATAAGTCTTTTAGAAAGCTTAAAATTTCGTAGGGAAGGGCATTTTATAGAGAATATCTTTTTTAAAGGAAATTGGGGAAGCGAGTTCCAATATGCTATGCTAAAGAGGGAATGGCTGGCCAATAGCTAGCTATTCTTTTACAATAATAGCTGTTGCTTTAAAACCGGTTGCCAGATTCCAGCGATTGGCTACGACAAGGGTTCCTTTATCATCAAATACATGAAATTCAGCCGTATTAGGTCCGGATGTTCCCTGATTCAGTGCTTCAAAATCAACTCTGTTAAAGCCCTGTTTTAAAGGTAGTTTTAAGGTTCTGAAATCAGTAGTTAATGTAACCGAAGCTACTACCACAACATCATTTACTGAAATTTTTATCATGTCGCCATCCGGAGCTCCGTGGTCGCGGAATACTATATTTACATATTCACCATTATTTTTAAAATCACCAAAATACTGGTTTCCTTTTACTGCAACCTGTGATTCCCCTCCGCTTTTTTTATTTAGCTCTTTGGTGTATTTATCGCCTGGATTCGCAAATTGCTCGCTACCCTGACCAAAATTGACCGTATCGGTTCCGCCAACTTTATATTTATCTGACTTTGGAAGCGACTTGGGAATTGTAAAACCAAAATTTGGATCTACAGTAGTATTCGACTCTGTAGAAGGTATTGACATCGTACTGTTTGTATTGGCAGAAGGTATTGAAATCGACTTGTTATAGTCAACCTGAGCATACATCTGAGCAGTAAAAAAAACAATAAAGAGTAAAGCAACAGATTTCATGGATACTTTTTGATAAACAGTTTCTGCAAAATTCATGCTAAAATTAAAAAACTTTTAAGTTTTATAGCTCTTATATAAAAAATAAAGGCTGCAACTTATAAAATTTTGACTGCAAATGCCTTCTTGAGCTTTTGTTTTGGGTTAATTTTAGCATTTTAGGTGCTTTTCGTATAAATTAAAAATCGTATTTTAGGGATAAGATTTTTTCATCCCAAAACAGGATACTCTTAATATTTCATCGAAAATTTTTTAAAACAATGCCCATGAGATTGTCTGTTGAACGAAAACCTATAAAAGTATATCCCGATTCCGGACGTGTCATTGCCCGGTATTTTTTCAATGGCGAAGAACGTGCTGTTGAACTCCTTAAAAAGCTATTACTTCTGGATAACGAAACCGTTTTTGGATTAATTTCTCCACTGCTACAGGATTTTTCAAAACGTCATAGAAATATTACCAAAAAGCTACTGAAACATTGTGACAGGGTAAAAGCTTATATTGAGAAAGCAGGCGGTAATTATGAAAAACTTGACGATTACACCAAACTACTCATTGGTTCTTATTTTACGCATGAATATTCCATAGAATCGGCTGCTTTTTTCAATCCGTCAATTGTTCCCGATCCTGACCAGACTAATCTTGAAGAAGGCCAACTTCGAGTACTGATTAGCTTTAGGGCAGTGGGAGAGGGGCATGTTTCTTCAGTAGTTTTCAGACGTGCCATGATAGACAAGCATGGAAATATAACTGTAATTCCTGCCGGAAATTATATTGATGAAGCTGAAAAAGTCCATAACATGGTCTATAACAAAAAGCTTTTCCTCAAAAAAGCACAGGAAGCAGATATTAATGATGATTTCTTAAAAGCTGTAGACGAAAAACTGGGCGAGCGTTTTGATTATGACAGCCTCAAAAAAGTGGTTATTGAAGCCAAAGAGAAAACAAAAGACGAAAAGATAATCACGCAATACAATATGATTTTGGCGTTATCTGACAGCTATCGAAAAATAAGTTTTTCAAAGGATACCGATATAAGCGACAGGGTTATTTTCCCAATTTCAGATTTTGAAAGCAACGGGATAGAAGATGCCCGTTTTGTCAAATTCGTAAAAGAAAACGGAAAAGTAATTTATTACTGTACATATACCGCTTACGACGGAAATCACATCATGCCAAAACTCCTTCAGACCTATGATTTCTATGATTTCAAAACAAGTCCGTTAAACGGTTCCGGAGCAAAAAACAAGAACCTGGCTTTATTTCCCCGAAAAATTAATGGGAAATATGCCATGCTTTCCCGTATTGACGGCTGGAATAATTACTTGATGTATTCCGACCATATCAATATCTGGGAAAAACCAATAAAAATACAAAGTCCGGAATATCCATGGGAATTGGTACAGATAGGAAACTGCGGTTCACCTATAGAAACCAAATACGGCTGGCTTATCATAACACATGCCGTTGGACCAATGCGACGCTATTGTATTGGCGCCTCATTATTAGATATTGACAATCCAGAAATAGAAATAGGACGTTTAAAAGAACCGCTCATTATGCCCAATCCCGATGAACGCGAAGGTTATGTTCCCAACGTTGTTTACTCTTGTGGTTCCATCATACATAACAACGACCTGATTATTCCATACGGACTCTCGGACCATAGTTCCGGATTCGCTTCGGTGAACCTGGATTTGCTATTAGAAAAGCTTGTCCAAGGAGGCTAAATTTATTTTCAACCCTATGCAGAAAAAAAGCTTTTTTATAAAATTAGCATTGTTAATTGTTCCAATACTTCTTATTGCCAGCGTTCCATTAACGAAACAAAGCTATCAAAGTATTGGCGGCGGAGGCTATGATCTGACTAATCTATATTGCGGATTCTTTATTCTTCTGGCTATAATCATCTGGATTCTTTTTATTATCGGTCATTCGATAATTTTTAGAAAAAACAGAAATACCTTGAGTAATAATCTAAAGTTAATAGGCATTGGTTTTGGAACATTTTTTATTGCCTCTTTAATACTGTTCAATACCTGGATAACTTAATCAAAGCTATGGATAATCACATTACTGTTACAACAACTAATGGTAAACGCTGTCTGATTTTTATTGACAAAATCACGCACATCTGCGAAGATGAAAACGGAAAAGCTATAATTTGTTTTGGTAGCGAAAAAGTTGTTTGTAATGAAAGTTATAGTGAGGTTATGCATGAGATTAAGTTTCTTTAAAGTCACCGACTGCAACTTTTAAAAACATTTTCCTTTGGGCGTGCCCCTACGGGTCGGGCTATCCGCTACAAGTCCTCGCTCGTGCCTCGCTGTGGGCTTTTCGCTGCTATCCCTCACGCAAACCCAGCATAAAATAGAGTAGGGAACTCAACCGAATGGAGAAGAATGTGTACTTTAAAAATATTTTGATTAAGAATTAATTTTATTTAGAATTTCAGTGATTTCATTATATGATGCATACCATATAATTGAAACTCCTAATTCTTTCATTATTTCTTCATTTAATTTATGGTGTCTATTCAAAAATTCTTCAGCCCCTTCTACATTATTGATTTGTTTATTTCTAGCTCCATTAAATTCTGAATATGCAAAATTTTCAACAGATAATCTTTTCATAAATGCATAATGCTTAGGTCTGTCTATATTCCTTGCTGAAATATCCAAAAGTCTTCGCAAGTTAGGATCCGCCATAGAAAGTCCAATCATTAAGCAATTGTTGTCGCGTAAATTAGCAAGCTGTACAAGATTCGACCAATGATAAGCATCAGTATAAATTTGGTGATAACCTTCTTCTGAAAAAACCAACGTGCTCTTTTCTAATCCTTCATATTTTTCTATATCTTCTGGTAAAAAACCGTGAACATGGTAGATCGGTAATTCATCAGGGTCGAAAGCTTCATTTTCTGTATAAATACTATGATGTTGTATTGATTTTGAAGCTAATTGTCTTTCAAGTAAATCATCAAAATTGTATGTGATCAAAGTTTTAACTTTTGCTCCTGTTCTTCTAGGCATACACAAGCTAGAAATAGCAGTAATTAAATCAGAATCTAATTTTTTTGTTGTATCTCGCAATTTGTAAAGATTCTCTGTTATTGCTTTAGTAAAATCTTTCATTTCGCTAGTTTGCTTAGAAAGTCCTTTTCTTAAATATCTAGCTGCCATTAATGCTGATGGTTCATCTATAGTATTTAGCCTTTCAACAATTTGCTTTATATCTTCATCAGATATGTTTGTTTGTTGATTAAGCTCTTGCGTTAAATAAGATACAAATAGTGAATTAAGAAGTGTATTCCAATCCGGCATTCCAGCACTACTAGATACTCCTGCTCCCAGAAACATTGAAAATTGACTACGTTCATAAGATTCTTTTAAAAGGTCAATCTTTTCATCTCTTTCTCTTTTCCAATCACCAACTTCTTTAGTAACAGCATTTTCTAATCTTAATGAAAACAAATTATTAGCAATTTCTGTTGCTTTTGCTTTGTGCTTATTAGCTATTTTAGAGATTTCTTTAGGTCCCCAAATTGATATTTTTAATTCTGGATTTAATAATAAAATTTCATTTGTAATTTTTAAGATAATTTTTTCTGGAACAGTTTCAGAACTAATTATTAGGAGATTTGAGTACATAGAAGATTTTCCTAAGTAATTAAATTTTTGAATATATAAATCACTTATAAACTTAGGTTGTAGTCTATATAAATTATATTTAACATCAATTAAAGTATTACCCTCAAAACTATCAAATCCATCTTCTGCATAGGCATTACCAATTCTCCTCAGACCTTTAACTAAAGAAAATTTTTTTCTTTGGTTCTCAATATGGTATTTTAATAGATTTAATATAAATGTTTCAAAAGAGTAACGGTCTCTTGGTTCTCCGCTATTAAACTTTAAAAAAATATCTTCTATGTTCATTTAAAAGTTTATTATTTTGATAATTATTTGATGTATTTAATTTGGGATTAAAATATAACTTGTGAATAATGTATTTTAAACATGTTCCATAATTTCATAAGTGTTATTCAGTAAATTATCTAAGTCGCTATGATGATCTTTTAAAATTGATTGCTTTTCAGTTGAATCGCCAATGCAAATTAGTTTTGTATCATTATTGAAAAATGTCTTTTTATAGTATTCTATTTTAGGGTCTTTTAGTTTATTATCAGCTAATGAAATAATTGTTTGAGTATCTTTTGGTGTGTTAGTACAAATAAAATCCAAAATTTTATCTTTACTCTTTCCATCTAAGTCCTCTTTAAAGATGCTGTCAAGCATTAAAGGAAGTCTATGAATATTATTTGTTTCATTAATGATCTTGTTAAAAGCAAAATGATAGCTCAAAACAGCAAGATGTAACTCAACACCTTGAAAAGGAAAACTTGATAATTCATATATATAATTGAACCTTCTATCATCCAACTGCGGAACGCCAAGTTTTTTATTATTAAGGTTATAATAGTCTTTAAATTTTCTATTTTTAATTAATCGCTCGTTTTCTAAATCTTCGTCATCTTTAAATAATTGTAATTTATCTCGCAACTCTTTAATCTCGAAATCTAATTTTCCAATGTTTGCAATTATTGAATCTTCGAGTTTTATATTAGCCTGCGTTTTTATCCATTCATCAAGCGTAACATTTTTCTGTGAATAGATTACATGTCTATGATAATCATTCGCTAACATATCTCGTAATCCACTAATTTTTTTATTTAATGAATTGATTTCTGATTGTATTTTTTTATTGTCTGATGAAATCTTTTCTTTTATTTTAATTGAATCATTTTCTTCCTGATAATACTGATATATTTCTTTCGTATCTATTGGTAATACCTGTTGACAAATAGGACAATTATCTTTGCCAGGGAACTGATGTTTATGATTTCTACTAACCTTAGATACGACAGAAAGTCTTTGAGTATTATAGGTCAATATATTTGATTTTTTTACATATTCATTTTCCAGTTCTAATAACTCTGATTTTCTTTGTGCTATCTCGTTGATAAATTCTTGTCCTTTTCCTTTAAAAGAATCATCAATAAGCTTAGCTGTCTCAATTGTTTTATCAGTCCTTTCAAAATTAAGATAGAAGTTATATTTTAACTTTTTATCATTCAATTCATTTTCAAGTTCTTTTTTTCGTTCTTTATCTTCTAGTTTTGAGATTCCTAAATAATAGTCTAAAAAGTCATCTTTAAAATTTTTATAAAAATCAAGATTACTAAAGGACTTTCTTAAATATACCCATCCCACATCTTGTGATACATAGTAGGGTAAAAAGATTGTTTCTATTGGCGCTTTTGAAATTCCGCTTTTAGATTCTAACAGCAAATCAAAATCAAATAAATTATTGAAAAATTCTTTCAATTTTGCATGTTCAACAGAACTATTACCAGAAATACCATTAAATGTAATTATCTTATTTTCTGTGTGGTTTTTAATGAATAGGGTTTCATCATTACGCACAAAAGTAAAATCATTATTCTGTGTCCCTTTTATTATTGTTATGTCTAAACGTGTAAATATATTTTCTGATAATATTTTTACCAGTTTAGTTTTATTATCATTGATTCCAAACGTATATAGTATTAATTGAATTAAGGTACTTTTACCCGAAGTATTTGCCCCATAGATTACATTAAGGTTGTTTCCAAAGTCAGTAAAAAAACTCTTTTTATTAACTTCACTATGGATAAATATTTTATTGAGTTTTAATTTTGTTTTCATTTTTGTAAAAGTATTTGATAATAACCAGCTGCTATTGCAGCTTTTAGTTGAGTAGGAGACAATACAGAGCTATTATATTTTAAAAAATCGTCATGTAGATATTTAATACAATTCACATCATTAGTATAGCTTACAAATGTTGGCTTTTTACTTTCAATGTATTTAATTATTTTTTGATGCTCTCCTTGCTTTAAGTCTTTAAAATGATCTAAACTATTTTCAAAATCAAGTTCAAAATTTAATGCGTCAACTACATTTATTCCCAATTCATCATGGATTTTTTCTGCTTTCTTTCGACACATTTCAAGAGCAAGATTCTTTGTAGTCAATATATTTAGGATCTCATTTATTTTTGCTGATTCTAATCTTTTTGATACATCTTTTAATTTGGGTTGGTCGCCCATATTATATGTACTTTCAATTCCTTTTAGATTAAAAATAAAAGTATCTCTTGCTGCGTCGTGATCTAGAATAAGTTTTCCAAATACGGTTTTAAATTTTCCCGATAACAGTTCTAATTGACTTTTTGTGTTACGCCCAATATCTATAAAGCTGAAATTTAAATTAGGGAATTGATCTAACTGATCTTTATCAAATGTTACCTTGGCATTTCCTTTTTTTAAATTAGTTTGACAATCTACTGGTAAATCAGGGTATTTTACAGATTCGTTTGTTTCATTAACATAGAACCTTTTTGTTTTTTTTGAAGTAGAACAAGTATAGTCGAGAGAAACTGTATTATTGGTTATAAAATGATGTAATTGAGAATATGAAGAAGATTTCTTTAATTCATCCTTTAATAACTCAACTCCAGAATTACAAATTTTTTGAATAATCTCATATAATTGATTTGTTGTCCAAGTAGTTGAAGATTTTTTAGCTTGATATGTTGTTATTTCTGCTAGTTCGGATTTTTCATTTAAAATTCCGAAAACAATATCATCATAATGCTCTAACATTATGAAATAATTTTGGTCTTTTAAAGCACTATACTTTTCTAGAAATATATAAATACAAGTGTTTCTTTGAAAATCAAATCCAACGTTTGCTTGAACTCCTGAATTACTGTCAATTTTTTTTTCTCCCATTGAGCTAAAATAGTTTGGGATTACTAATACTTATTTTTCGTGAATCAACTTTTCCAACCTCGCCATCATATCATCCTTTTCCTTTAACATACGCTCGTAAAGGGCAATTTTTTCATCGTATAGTACAACAATCTTATCAATTGGATTAAAAGTACATTGTATATTTTCAGCAGTAGCGTTTGCTATCGACCCCTCATTAAAGGTATTTGATATAATATTTATCACAGAATCCTCGTCAAAATTCTCAATAGCCTCGCTAGGCACTTTCAGGATTTTAGCCACTTGTTCTAAAATATCCTTTTCTACGGACTCTTTTTGTTCCAGGAGAGAGATTTTCTTTTGGTTCCAGTC